AAGTTCATGGATCGAAACAGTTTCCTGAATCTCACCACTCTACAGGGGGCCTTACTTAACGTCCAACTCCGGACTAAAATTAACTAATCCTTTGTTGGTTCAGGCAGGCCTTACTCTAACGACCGGGTAACCATCGGCCGGGTTTTGATTATACTGGCAACCAACCAGTCACAACTAGGTTAACTCACATTGTCAAAGCTCTCATCGCGCCTACGACGCTTCCCATTGCACCATAACCACTGCCCATTGCCGCTCCACGTACGGCTCTGAACATGATCTGGCCGGCTCTGTGCCACCAATTAGGATCCGCTCTATACAACGCTGCCTTAATCTGCGACAACGTCGACATTGAAGCAGGAGGCTGCATAGCATTCACGGTAAACCCATTGGTAATGTTAGGTAACCACTCCACAACTGTTGTGATTACCACCTTAAAGCCTACGGCTGCCGGTTGGCCAGACCAACCAATCAGCAACCCCTGGGCATCACCCTGCATAGGCAGAGCTGTTCCAGGCTGGGAAAGATAATTAGTATCATTCTCCCCAGGCATCCAACGAATCTCCACGCAATCCGTAGGAGTGCGCACAGATATTGGACAAAGTGTCTCCACTTGGGCGGGGGTCGTGCCAGAACCTCCTTGTGCAGGACATTCTCCGGCCCCAACATTGCCGTAAAACACAAAACCGCTGCGCGTGTTCTCTGAAGCATTGCTAAAGAGTTTCACGCAACAGGCTAAGACTCTACTTTCTTTGGCGGTATTGGCGATAAAGTTATTACCGGGCATGTTCGTAGAAGCATACCCGAAACTTGTCACGCCAGTAGACTCAGCGGCAACGTCCTGGTATCCTAATGAATAAGAATACCCGGGCAAGACCGCGAGAATACCCGCTGTGGAACCGGCGGTAGTACCGACATTGAAAGTGGAGGTAAACCTCTGGACGTATCCAGATGGACCTCCATAGAATCCGGTGAGAGCTGAGTTGCACGGGTCACGCAGCAACTGCGCATAAGCGACCCCACCGCGATCCAGCATGCTTCGGTTAGGCTGAGGCCCAGAAGACCCAGACTTTCCCTTAGCACGACTAGACTTGCGCTTGTTGGGCTTAGCCTTGCGTTGAACATTACCTTTCTTGCTGCTCTTTCTTGGCATCCTATTGTCCTTTAATCAATAGGCGGCTGCAAAGGATGTGAGTGGGTTACGACGCCCTTCCTAGTTATTTGTGGCCAACCCCCACCCGGCGGCCACTAAGCTCAGCCAATACTGACGCTCAGCATGATGGCGTAGGTCGTAACCTAACGAAGCTTTCAGCTCTTCGGCTTTCAGCTTGTCCGCGGGCTTCTTCATCAAGCACCGCGCCACCAACTTGCTGTCATTGAGGGGCCAACATTGCTCTACAGTTTCACCAATATGGTGACTGCAGAAGTCAATACCTTCATGCTCTGACAGCTCAATCCGGTAGCCCATCTTCGTGTATCTCGTTGGGTCCCAGTCCCCTGAGCCCTCCTCGATAGCGTCATCGCCCATGCATATGGCGTGAGCTGCACCGACCATCCTAGCCAGTGACCACCTCATATATGAGTTGGAACTGGCCGTGCAGAACGATCCTGACTTCTGGATTCCGGGGTCGGTTTGGACAAATACATGTCCATCACTCAACACAAACGCTGCTGTCATCAAACACAGCGCCCGGGCGGCCATGACTCGCGCCATAAAACCGCGTACAAACAATCCAGGAAGCAAGTTACGCGCACGTTGGGCACGCTCGGCGAGTTTTAGACGGTGAAGGACAAATTGCCTATATTCCGAATACTGGACGCACCAGTCCCAGCCAGAAGCGTCTGTGCACTTGGGGTATTTAAACTCACGCACATTGGCTATGAGATCCCCTAAACTCTTGTCATCCAGGCCCATCCCCGCCTTAACAGGCAAAGTTCGCCATGACATGATTTCCAGTTCGTTCTGCTCCCAATGCAGAAATCGTTCCACGACTTGGTCCACGACTTCTACACTGCTAATGAGTCGCCAGCGCTGCTCAGCTGCTTTTGCTGCGCTGTGCGGCTCATTCTTAACGAAGAGCCTGATTGGTCCAGTCAAGCCCACGTCGACCAACCGCCAAGCGGCTGGAATTGACTCCGGATCCAGCGGATCTTCACCCAGAGCAAGCTGAATATGCGTTTCAGTGGCG